AGGCGGATACGCGAATGATAGTCTTGTATTATCAATCAGTAGCTCAGCAGGACACAAAGTAGCAGCAGTTTTAAAACCTTCAAGAGGCGCGGCAGACATAGATGCATCATCTGCATTTGCAGTCGCACATAGTTCTTCGATATTAACAACTGCAGTTTCAGCAAGTGATTTCACACTTGTTGCACCACTTAATACTACTGGAGCAACAACAAATACTCAATTATCATTTGATTCAAGTTCCGCAAATTACATTACAAAAGTATTTAGTGAAGACCCACAAGACGCAAATAAAGCATTATATGTGCATTCAAATTTCCAAGACACACAGAATTTATTTGTATCAACTGGTTCACACGTCGCTGATGTTGTGACAGTTCAAAGTGGTAGTGCTGAAAACTTTTCGTTTGATTACAAGGTGGCAACAACACCTTATATTCAATCACAATTAGTTGGTGGAGCAAGAACAAGTTTATTTAAAGTAAACACTCGCTCACACGGAACTAATATGAATTCAAAATATAAACTCGGTATATCAAATGTTAAACCAGCAACTGATGTGGCTGGTAGTGATTATGGAACATTTAGTTTACAAGTTATTGTAAATAATCCAGGTCAAAATGATAACGGAGTTATTTTAGAAAACTTTGATAACATAACCTTTGATGATGAGAGTGTAAATTACTTACCAAGATTAGTTGGTGATAGATATACTACTATTGATTCAAATGGTAAATTAACACATAACGGAGATTATCCAAATCAATCTAAATATATTTATATTAGTGATTATGATAATCTTGTTGGTATTGCAGAAGAGTTAGTTCCTATGGGATTTGACAAAGTGTTAGAACCACACGTGATAGATGTATCAACATCTATACCAAGTGGTAGCACGGCTGCAGCATCATATCCGAGTTGTTCATATCTTGGAACAACAGGTTCATTAGCACAAACAAATAGTCGTGGAACATATGACCAAAATGTCTATTATGGGTTTGACTTCAATAGTAAAGATAGTCAACAATATTTAGCACCTACACCAACAAGTGCAGGTAATGGTAACAATGTAACTATGAGTTTGGAAGATTGTTTTGGACACAATGATGCATCAGTATTAGGTAGTCAATATTCATCAGGAGATAATCCATTATCAGTATCAGGTTCAGACCACAGACAATTGAAGTTTGTAGCTCCTTTCCAAAGTGGTTTTGATGGATGTAATCCAGCATTGGTTAGACAAACTGGAACAAACATTGTAGCAGGAAACTCACAAGGTTTTGATATGACTAATTCACTTGGAAGTGGTTCAGTAGCTTATAAAAGAGCTATTAACGCAGTATCAAATCCAGATGAATTTGATATTAACTTGTTAGCAATGCCTGGAGTTATTCACGGATTACACTCAACGGTAACAAATCACGCAATTGATAAAGTTGAAGACAGAGCAGATTGTTTCTTTATTATGGATGGTTCAAAATACGGAAGAACAATTCAAGGAGCAATTGATGATGTTAAAACAATAGATTCAAACTATGTGGGAACTTATTACCCCTGGGTTAAAATCTTGGATAGTGTTAAAGGTAAACCAACTTGGGTTCCGCCTTCGGTAGTAATGCCAGGCGTATATTCAAATAATGATAGAATAGGACAAGAGTGGTTTGCACCAGCAGGATTAAATCGTGGTGGTTTAACAGAAGTGTTAGAAGCAAAAACAAGATTAACTAACTTGGAAAGAGATGATTTATATGAAAATCGTGTAAATCCTATCGCAACTTTCCCAGGTCAAGGCGTAGTCGTGTTTGGACAAAAGACACTACAAGGAAAACCAAGTGCATTAGATAGAATTAATGTAAGAAGATTGTTAATTAATTTGAGAAAATTCATTGCAAGTTCTTCAAGATTCTTGGTGTTTGAACAAAATACAAGTTCTTTAAGAAATCGTTTCTTAAACATTGTAAATCCATATATGGAACAAGTTCAAGCAAATAGTGGATTAACAGCATTCAGAGTAGTAATGGACGACAGCAATAACACACCAGACGTTATTGATAGAAACCAATTAGTTGGACAGATATTTATCCAACCTACAAGAACAGCTGAATTCATTGTATTGGACTTTGTAGTTCAACCAACAGGAGCAGCATTTCCTGAATAAGTTAGGTAAAACATAACAAAAAACCCCCGATATTCTCGGGGGTTTTTTTATACAAAACAACAAAGGGGGTTTAATTATTTATAGTAAATCGCAAAGGTGTCAGCATATTCAGCCAAACAATAGTTCTGCATTCTCTTATATCCAAGTGTTTTCTTACTTGTTCCACGATACTTGATTCTATATTTACCAGTCATCATAGCTTCCCTAATCACAGGATTCCACCTATATTTCATAGGAATTCCCTTAAACAAAGCAGCTTCACCATTATCAACAACATAATCTTGAAGATTTAATCTTGTTTGATTAGTATTGGCTTCATACAAATCATTAGCATTGTGTGCATATTGATACACATTAAGAGTAGTGCTTCCATTTTCAACATATTCATTTTGGTCATTGTAATAACCACCATATAGTTTAAAAGTTCTTGGAACTTTCGTATCGTTAAAATTTCTCGGTTGTATTGTAGTCATATTTTTTCCTTTATTGTTATCAATCATACTATAATATACAAAAAAAGCCTGACAATGTCAAGCTTTTTTTTATTTTTTTTTTTCAATCGGTTTCATCACCCCTTGAAATCCAATCGGCAACAAACCCCAATGTCAAGTTTCCAAGACAAGTATCTGATTTATTGTTTTCCCTTTTGGCATTTCGGAACAAACCACACAATGTATTTCAATCGTGATTATGTTTGTTTGTTTGCCTAACCACCTGCCTTACCGCCGATATCATCGCCCTTTTGGACACGATAAGGTTTTCGTGATGAATTTACTACCAATTTTCAAAAAACTTACATAATAATATAAGAATAAAAAATGTAAAAGTCAAGCTTTTTTTAAAAAAAATTGACGGTTCCAAAATAAAGTCACCGACAACCTTGCCAGGCCTTAACTATTTATCTCATAACCTGGTCAATAACATATATAATATACTGACAAAAAATGACAAAGTCAAGCTTTTTCTATAAAAAACTTCTAAAAAACTTCTTAAACTATATGATATTTATATGATATTTGATATTCACTTTTTTTGATTTCTTTATATTTATTACTGAAAAGAAAAAAACTTATAGGAGAATTTAAGTGGCATTTGCAGACCCAAACGAAATAATGTTTACCCCGTTTGAACCTAAAATGAAAAATAGGTATATAATGGAGTTGGAAGGAATTCCAGCATATTTAATAAACGCAGTGGCAAGACCATCAGTTAGCTTTGAATCAGTAACTCTTGACCATATTAATACAAAAAGATATGTAAAAGGAAAGGCAACTTGGTCAACACTTGCAATAACCCTATATGACCCAATCGTTCCAAGTGGAGCACAATCAGTTAATGATTGGATTTTAGACCACCATAACGCAACAACAGGTGTTGATGGATACGCTACAGAATATAAAAGAGATATCTCAATTAATGTTTTAAGTCCTAATGGAGAAAAAGTAGAACATTGGAGATTAAGAGGTGCATTCATCACAGAAGCTAACTTTAATACATTAGATTTCACATCTAATGAACCAGCAGATATATCATTAACAATGCAATATGATTACGCTGTATTAGAGTTTTAGGAGAAAATTATGTGGGATATATTTAAAGACGAAAATGAGTATAATGAAAAATCAATAATTGGTTTCGCATCATTTGCAGTAATGACATTATTTGCAATGGTTGATTTAGGAACAGGAATTTGGGGAAAAGATTTAGTTATAAATGATATGGTATACAATTCGTTTGTATTCGTAACATTAGGTAGTTTCGGTATCGCAGGTGCTGAAAAAGTAATGAAAAAATAATAAGTTATTAATTCTTAATAATCAAGGAGTAAAACAAAATGGCTGAAAATCAGTATGGATTTCCTACTGAAGTTCTATCTTTACCATCACAGGGATTATTGTATCCCGAAGATAGTCCTTTGCGTAGTGGAAAAATAGATGTCAAATATATGACAGCAAAAGAGGAAGATATTCTAACTTCCACAACTTTAATAGAACAAGGTGTAGTGATTACTAAACTTTTAGAAAGTGTAATTGCTAATTCAAAAGTTAAATTAGATGATATGTTAATCGGTGATAAAAATTCACTTATGGTTGGAACTCGTATTTTAGGATACGGAAAAGATTATAATGTAACACTTGTAGACCCAGATACCAATGAAACGGTTGAGTATGTGATAGATTTAACAACATTAGGGGATAAAGAAGTAGACAAAGACCTTTATTTAGATGGGAATAACTTTAAATTCACATTACCTAATTCTAAAAGAGAAATTGAATTTAGATTATTAACAGCTGGTGATGAAAAAGAAATAGAAAAAAAACTTAAAGATTATGAAAAAGTTGAAAAACTTACAGGTGTTTCATATGAGTTAACCACAAGGTTTAAACACCAAATCACATCAGTTGATGGCAACACAGAACAGTCATTTATTGACCAATTTGTTGAAAATGAATTCTTAGCATTAGATACAAGAGCATTTAGAGCTTATCTTAATATTATAACACCAGACATTGAGTTGAAATTTGACTATATGAGTCAGACAGGGAATCTACATAAAATTGATGTCCCACTCGGGATTAACTTTTTTTGGCCAGCCGCCGAGTAATAGGGCGGCCATACACGAAGAACTCTTTAACCTAGCCTATTATTCTAATGGGTTTAATCACAATGAATTATACAATATGCCGATTCCATTGAGAAGATTTTATGCTCAAAAACTTATTGAAGCAAAAAAATCTGAAGCAGAAAGTATTAAGAGTTCTACTGATAGTCCCAATAAAATAGAACGGCCTAACATACAAAAATCTTAAAACTTAATATTTATTAATAGGAAAAAACTATGAACAGAAAATTTGTAAAAGAAAATAAACAAGTATTGCGAGAATTTCTGGCAGGAATAATCGCGTCAGTTCTTGCTGCAAAGGGTAGTCGTGAGATTAATAAATCAATTGATAAACACCCAGCACTAAAATCAAAGAGAGATAAATTAAGAGTTGATGTAAAAGATTATACAAAGAGAGTTAAAGCTTATATTAAAAAACAAACTCCAGAAAAAAGAAAAGCATTGGAAAAAGCTTTTGCAGAATATATTTAATACAATCAGTTTTTAATCACATAAACCAAAAAGAGAACATAAATGGCAGAATCAAGAGTAGAAGCCGCACGACGTAGAGCAGAAGAGAGAGCCGGTCAACAGGCTGAACAGATGGCACCAATTGGAGCTGATGAACAAGCTGTAAAACTTGCACTTGAGCATCTGGACTTAACCGATAAAGCAAATGAACTTCTCGCGGAACGACCTGAAATCCTTGATGGAATTCTTAAACAGGGTGAGAAAGTAGAAAAGAACCTATTAAGTTATGCTAAACAAATACCAATTGTTGGCGACTCTTTAGAGAAACATCTTAAAAAGAAATTTGAAGAAATGGGTGGAGAAGGCGGATTGTCGGATATGATTTATGACAAAATGATAAAGAATACCAAAGCAACAGATACTTGGGGTCAGGCTATGAAGAGGATTGTAACGAAAAACCCACTTACAGCATTGCTCGTAGTGGGAGTCGCGTTAGCAGGTGTTATTATAAAAATCAGAAACGCCGCAAGAGATTTGGGAGATAATTTAAATGTTTCCACCAAACAAGCAATGAAAATGTTGCCTGGTTTGAGGTTTCAAGAGATGAAATTCAAAGCAATGGGATTAGATGCCGATAAAATCAAAACCACAATGACAGCATTGGCAGATGAATTTGGCTCATTAGAACACGTCAATGCTAAAAACGCAGCACATATTTCCCGTATGGCACAGAACTTGGGAGTAAGTGGTAAAGAATTAGTTTCGTTCAGTAAAACAATGATGGACTTAACAGGTGCATCACTTGATACAGCAAATAATATGGCGCAAACAGCTGCCAATATGGCAAAAGCAGCAAATGTAGGAACTGGTAAAGTATTGGCTGATATGTCTTCAAATGCAGAAGCATTTGCAAAATTCTCAATGGACGGAGCAGAAGGTATGGCCAAAGCAGCTATTGAAGCTGCAAAAATAGGTGGTAGTTTATCAACCGTATTGGGAGCAGCAGACAAATTATTAAGTTTTGAGAGTTCTTTAACTGCACAATTCAAAGCACAAGTATTAAGTGGTAAACAATTAAATCTTGAAAGAGCAAGACAATTATCATTAGAGGGTGATATCGCCGGATTAACAGAAGAAATACAAAGTGTAGTTGGTGGTTTAGGTGATATACAGGCAATGAATGTTATTCAAAGACAGGCAGTTGCAGACGCAATTGGTATTAATGTTAGAGACTTACAACGTATTGCAGCAGGTGAACAAGCAGAAGCACAAGAAACCGTACAAGATAAATTAAATGAAACGAACACTATATTGCGTGATATAGCTGGATACACAGAAGAAACAGCAAACAAAAAACCAGCAGAGAGATTATCACCAGTATTTTAGGAATAAACAATGATAGAAATTAATCCACAGAAAATTGACTATACCAAACGCATATCTGAAGAGAGAAAGTCACCAGTGCAGAATCCAAAAAAATTAGTTAATAATTTAAGTAAAGGACAAGATTTTATATTTCGTGGCGGATTATCATTACAGGCAGAATTTGGTAAACAAAATGTAGAAAGATTTCAAAGATTTTTAACAACACCAAATGGTAAGTTATTTGTAGCACAACAAGCAATATTACAAAGTTTAAATCCTAAACGTGGCACAAGAATTTATAATCCATTAGCACCGGTTATTTCAAAAGCATTACCACAAGAACTTACACATTTAAAACCAAAACGACACCTTGATGTTGGTGATGGTGGTTTAATTGGAACTTTTAGAAATTTAATCGGTAAAGGTGAACCACCAGAAAGAACCGAAAATGCTGTAAAATTTTTCAGTAGAAAGAACCCAAGTAAAACAATGGACTTACAAGTTCGTTATGGTGGAACAGAAAATATGACAGATTACCCGACAAGAACAATGACAACGACTGGTAAAGGTGATAATGATTTTATAAAATTTAGAATTAGAGATGCAGTAAATAGAAAGTGGATAATCTTTCCTGCATTATTAGACGGTGGTATAACAGATAATTCATCTACATCACCTTCAACAATAAGTTATATTGGACGTGCAGACAAAGTTCATATTTATGGTGGATATACAAGAACTATTTCATTTGCTATTGATGTGGTTGCACAAAGAGAATCTGATATAGCTATTCTATGGGAAAAAATAAATTATGCAAAGGGATTAGTATTACCAAAATATCAACAATTCTTTGGTAAAAACGATTCATCAAGACCAGTTGCACCAATCATTTATTTAACACTTGGGGATTTATTCAATAATACACCAGGTTTCTTTACATCAGTAAATTTAACTATTCCAGCTAATTCAACTTGGGAATTAGAAAACGGAAGACAAGTTCCACATTTAGCAAAATTAGCATTTGACTTTACATACATTGGTAAAGAAACACCAGAAAATAGAGTAGGTGCAAAACACTTTGATAATATATCAGATTTATTTAAACATCCACCAGAAGTTTCAGCAGAAGTTTCTACGGAAGCTGATGATGAAGTAGCAGAACCAAAGAGTAAACGAGAAATGAGAAGAAGCCAAAGAACTGCACGAAAAGAACAATTTGAAACAACGAAATCAGAAAAGGGTGGAAGAGCAGCCCGTCAACAAAGAAGACAACAAAGAAAAGCTGATAGAAAGAGTAGAAGAGCTTAATTATGTCAAATAGATACAACAAATCAAAAGTATTCAGAGATGAAAATGGAATAGAATATTTAAATCGTATTGAAT